CTCAGTGTCACAGGATCCAGCACGGCATTGAGCGACGCCTCTATTGCCGATGTCCCGACGTCTACCGTAGATGATAGCGTTACATTAGGAAGTGTGGCGGACAGCGTCGCTGCAACGTCTACCGAGCACTGGCTGCTCAGTGTCACAGGATCCAGCACGGCATTGAGCGACGCCTCTATTGCCGATGTCCCGACGTCTACCGTAGATGATAGCGTTACATTGGCGAGTGTGGCATTCAGAGCAGCCTCAACATCGACTGTGGCCGTAGAGGACAGAGTGACGTTGGCCAGTGTTGCCGATAGAGAGCACTGAATGTCAGATGTCTGTTGGGATGCACCTACAGGAGATGGGAATGATGTATACCAGACATCGCATGCGCCAAGGCGAGAGTCTGCGATATCCGCTATGACCGGCGGAGGTAAACTGCCATACCATCTATCGAGAGTCCCATAGCTCATTACGATATTGCGATGTCATCAATATATACGCTGCCACTCGACGATCCATTAAATATTTCTATGACCGCTCTACACAGCCCGGTTGCTGTTGCCTGAAACGAACTGCTTGTATACTGATTGTACTGACTATTGTCTGTCAGTGTGACATTCGCCTGATTGATAAGCTTGGTTGAATCGTCAACGTCATAGATAGTCAGCTTGACAGAGCCGTTGAATCCACTGGTTATCTTGTGCCAGAAGGACAAGGTAGTGTTTTGTGATCCAGTGACAGGCACCAAAAATGAATACATCAATGAATCATATGTGAGACTGGGTGTAGCCTTAATACACGTGCCACTCCCGCCGCGAGCATTAGATCCAGTCTCCTTCTGGATAGTTCCTGTGTAGTTTGGAGACGGCATTATGTTGGCCATTGGGACATCCAATGGGACTATGCCAAGCTGGAAACATGGCGCCTCAGTCTGAGTGTCACTCCACGATCCAGAGGATAGACAGCATGCATCACATGACCACGGAATGAGATCAACAGTTCCACCTGAAACCGAATCTGCATCAAACTGCGTATTATACATTTGATAATAGTTTGATGAATCACCGCCGGATGTGGCCCCTGTGATTCTATACTTTGTATTTGGCTTTAGTCTGATTGCTTGATTGAACTCAAAAAATGATCTTGCAGTGTCTGCAACGCCAAAATATGGAATAGAGTTTGTTTCTGCAATGGCTGTAGTTTGATTGCCTTGATATAGTTTTAGTTTTATCGGATTTGGAGGAGTTCCAATCCTTCTACATGATAGCGAAACAGATTTAATACTGATTGGATACGATGGAGTAGTGAAACATATTCCATCTTCTCGGCTTCCATATATACTGTATGCTGTCGGATTCCTATAAGACATAATCGTCCATGGGAGCCCGATATAAGTTACGTCTGTGCCATCGGTGAAACGTATCCTGAATCCGCACACATTTGCGCGATATGTTCCGTTCCACGTAGATCCGTCAGTCGAGTTGATTGCTGCTCCGCGCCAACGATATGATGCATTAGCACTCTGCGCGAAATGTTGCTGTGATTGTGGAGCAATCCTGATCGTTGCCGATGTTCCAGCAACACATTCGATTACCAGCCAATACTGATTGACTGAACTGAGCTGTGGGAATGGAGATGACCATGATAGGCTTACCCATCCAGCGGCACTGAGCGTACCAGACCATCCTGAATATCCATTCGATAATGCGCTCCCTGGTTTCCCAGTTCCATCATCGCTCCATATGGACGCCTGAATTCGCGGATTGCCGGATACTGCACTCACATATACCCTGCACTCATCGATATTCGGATATATCCCAAGTATATCACTGGTAGGCACAAAACTGATTGCAAGCTTCTCCTCCACAGAATATGTCAGGGTATATGTATAGGACGCTCCAACACTCGGAACCAATGTCAATACATGCGTCGGATGTTCATTCGGCTTTATCGCCACTGACCACCTCTATCTTGCTAAGCGCAGCATCGATGGATACAGTTTTCTGAATTTCTATTTTGTTTGCAGGCGTGCTCTCAATATCCCGCAACCAATCAATGACAGATAGCAATGCAATTGCACGCATAGTATCCACATCGCAATGAGTCTCAACCCATGATTTCATCTCGTCATGGCATGAGAATTCCATCCCCTCCCCATTATCGAATTCGGCGCAGATGCGTTCTCCGTCGAATGATATATTTTTTAGAGTTACCATTATTTTTTAATTCTTACCTTGACAGGGGTATTCGGGTTGCCGACGATCTGAAACGCTACCTCATTGGACGGCCCGCTGTACCGTTTCCCTGCGTCATCAACGGCATATGCGTAACATGTGGCGAACCAGTTACCCTTATCCACAGCCACCGTGCACTGTCGTGTAGCCGAGCCCGGGCAGTCCTGAACCCTTGCCGGTGCGCCACCACTGGTCTGGCTGATGCGCAGCTCGAAGCCGGATGGTACCTGTTCGCCAGCAACATAATCCCACTCAAACACGACATCAGCCGCACAGGCGGCAGAGGCAATGGCAATCGCAACAAATAGGAATATTGATTTCATATTAGCCGCCATCCGTCAGTGTGAATGATGTAACCGTCACCGTCTGCCCGGCTACAACGGAAGCATTGTTGATCTCCATATCCCCACCACCACCAGTCTGTGTGACCGTGCCCTGAATGTGCTGCGTGGTGCCGTCGGACGCGTAGATCCTAAAATGCCCGACAGTCCCGGTTGCATCCGCTGACGCATCCTGCCATGTGCCGGATTTGGATTTTGTGCCTCCTGATGCAGCGGCCATCCAATCGGATGGCAATGTAATTGTAGCGATTACCGTCCCACTATCTGCATCGCTGATATTTGTAGGTGGAGCCCCTGTTCTTAGTTTTAGGACAGCGCTCGCCCCGATGGCTGTCTCTATCGCATCGAGACGTGCGTTTTTCACTGTTGTGGACAGTTTGATCGCCATGTCACGCCCTCACGAAGCCATCAGGGTCTGCAGCGGATTCTATCGCCACATCTGCCTGCGCGGCCATCTTGATCGCTTCCTGTTCAGCCGCCCTTCTCAGCTCCGCAGCAATAACATTGTCTTTGTTCAGCGTTACCCTCAGCATATCCATTTTGATTTCCTCGGGCAGTTTTTCGTTTTCGTCCAGCGTGAAATGCCTCGCTACGGTTGACGATTCATCTATTTCATAAACTCTTCCTCTGAGATACAGCATGCATTTCTCACTGTCCCAGCAATCCTTCATGCATATTGCCTTCATTGTACCCCCCTTTTTTAAACTGTAAAATTCTCGCTTCCATCCTTCGGCCCGAACCACGCGATTACCTTGCCGGTCGTCGGGTTCGAGCCGGAAACCTGAAATGACATCCTGTAGTATCGCCGCGCCCTGTGCGGAGGCGCTGCGATATAGATGTGACCCCCGGCCGTAAGTGACGCCAACAGTATCGCGCTGTAGCAGAGTGTTGCGGTGGGCCCGGTCGTATTACCGGCTACAATATATATCAGGGCGGCGTTTAGATTGTTAAACGCTTCCGCGACGTAAACATGCAGCCCCCACTCAGACCCGCCCCCAATTTTAATACCGGTGCCGCCATAGCTGCAGTGCGTAATCTATGATTGGCATGGCATATCTCCTGTCGCCCTGCCGGACATACGCCCGGCAGGGCCGTACCGATCAGAAATTACTCGACCCGTCATATGGACCAAACCACGCTACGCATTTACCTGTGGTTGGGGCTGTGCCGATATACCATACACGTCCGCGCACGTAGCGCACGGATGGCATACCGAACGGAAGTGGTACGAATATCCGCCTCCCGACTACAGCCGAGGCCAACGGAACAGACCTGCCGGGAGACTGGTTCGTTGGTCCACTAGCAGGCCCTGCGGCTATATAGAAGTAGATAGATGTCGCGTTATTGTAGGCCTGCGTGATCCTGAAATGAATTCCAAGATCGAACACCTGCGTCAGCGGCATTGTGAATGTGCCGAGATCGATCTCGTCGGTGGTGTATTCGTTCGCCCCGTACCCGATGGCTGCACCATTGATCAGGTCGGACGCACCATGGATGATGAGCCTGTAGTCATTCATTGGCATGGTTCACCTCCTACAATGTTTCCGTGCCATCGGGCGGACCGATATAGGCAACGATTTTACCGGTTGTCGGATTGGTGCCGACAACGACACCGCGCAGACCAATATACCGTTTCAGATTTCTCCCTCCCGGGCTAAACGGAAAGAAGAAATGTTTGCCGGCAGTCAATGCGGACAATGAGAAGTGACGCGTCGAATATTCAGGGCCTGCTGACGCTCCCATCTCTGTATCTGAGTGCTGCACTGTGAATGTCAGTGTCGTCAGATTGTTGTAGGTTTGCTTAATGTGTACGTGAACCCCAAGGCGCACATTTTCGCCGAGAGCGGGAGCAAGCATAGCGGTGTTTATTTCATCCTCCGCATTTGCTGTCCCGCTCTGGCAGAAGGCGACCCCATTGACGGGGTCGCTCTTACCATGCAGATAAATCCTGTAATCTGTGATAGGCATCGATCACCTCCTAGCTCACTGTGCTCTCGGTATCGAGGATCTTGTCGCAAACAAGAATCGGAATCCCCATGAAGCGCGTCACGTGTTGACCGAAAAACGAGCCAGTGGAATCAATCGTCAGCATGTTGTTGGCCTTGTTCATGGCCGCGATATCGAGCTGGGTCTTGATCGTCCTGTTGCAGACGATGACGGTACCGGGATCACTACCACGCTCAGGCAGTCTGCCGATCGCGGCGAGCAGTGTGTCGAACGAGAAAATGTTCGTGGTGCCGGTCGACTCAATATTGCAGTAGCGCTGCACGCAGCGTTCATCGGCGATGGCCAGCCCGACATACCACTGGAAATGGGTACGCAGAACCTGGTAGAGGCCTCCGGCGGCGTCCACCTTAGTGTCCTCTCCAAGATCGCGGATGCGCAGGCCTCCTGCAGTATTGCGCGGGAACGTGCAGAACACCTTGTCCGGGCCGAGTTCGAGCGCATAGACTGACGTCAGGTCGGATCCTGTCCCTGACCCACTCAGCACGTTGTAGGGCCACGACGTGTCACCATTCGGCCTATAGGTGAGCGAATAAAATCGCGTGGCCAGACCGTTGAAGCCTCCGGGAGACGTGTTGATGTTCCCGTAGATGAGCATGTTCTCCACGCCCTGAACAAGCCCCTCGACCTTGCGCCGGTCCTGGTTCTGACGCCATGCGTTCGGGTCGTTCTGGATTTCCCACAGCGACTTGTCCACTTCACTGTAGTCTTCGAACAGCGCGATGGGGTCGACGAAGGGCGCGCTTTTGGTCACGGTGACGGGAACGCCGTAGTTGAAAGACCTGGTCTGGGCAGTCCCGATCACAGTATCACGGGAACCGATATTGCTAAGAATCTGATTAGAGGGCACCATGGGCATCATCTGAATGAGCGGGCACTTCCTGTTGAGTACCTGCGCGGCCCAGAGATACTGTGCCGTGGCGTCGGTAGACGTATATTCCTGCACCACGTCGATGAGTGTTGCATAATTCAACAGATTGGTAGTCGGCATTTCAAATCTCCTTTCGTCCGGCTACCACGCGAGAGCTAACGCTTCGGCGGAGCCGGGCTTTTGTCGTATACGAGCCCGGGGACTATTTCCTTCTTCTGTTTCGCTGGTTCCCCGGACATCGACCTGTCCTCGGCGAATTTCTTCGCAACGTTAATGACGAAGCGTATGAGACGCGGATCGTTGCCAAGACCTGTGGACTCGACGAACTGCTGGAATTCGCTGTCCGCATGCGCCTTCCAGAACCTCTTCGCATGTTCGAGAGATTCCTCATAGCGCATTCCGAGTTCGGCCCTGAGCTGTTTTTCCACCGCCTCACGCGCCTTAACCTGTTCGGCCTCATGTTTCTCCACGAGGCTTTTGATGTAGGCGTTGAACTCACCCGCAAGCGTTTTCGCCTGATCCGTTGTCAGGCGCGACCTGTGGAATGCGGTCTTCGCCCACCTGAGCATCTCCGGGTCGGCACCGTTGGCCGGTAATTCATAGGAATCCGGTTTTTCCGGCATGCCTATGGACCGGTAAAACACCTCCACTTCCTCCGGACTCGCGTCCTTCGGCAGCCGCGGTATCGACTCCTCGAGCCTGCTCTTCAGGCTGTCACGTTCCGTCTTGATCTCAATTGCCGCTTTGACGAAATCGCCCGGCTTTTGAAAATTCTTGACGAACTCATGCTCTTTGAATTCGTCCGGGAGTGCAGCCCTCCACCCCAGACTGGTATTCTGACCTTGATCACCGTTGTTCACTTGGTCGTTCATTATCCCTTTCCTTTTTCATTTTCTCTCCGACGAACATTTCGCCGTTGAGGAAGCAAACCCTGACGTATTCGTCCTTGCCAAGCCCGAACTTTTTGTCGGGACCGGATACCGTTCTCACTCTGCCGCCGTTTTTCACGCAGCGCTCGAAATCAGCAGGCATTGTCGGCTCCATTGATCATCGTGCGCAGCACGGACAGCATGTTGTCGTCCCTGAGCGCACCGCACTTCGCCAGTATGGCCACACCGACGTTGTACTCGGCGATCTGCGCCTTGTTGTCCGGATCGAGCGATGCGCCGAAATGGCACATGGCGAGAATGTCGGCCAGCACTTCGCTGCCAAGTTTCGATCCGAACACGGAACGGTACCTGTCATCCACCACTCACCCCCGTGAGCGCCTCGGCCAGACTGCCCGGCTGGGCCTTCTGCCCTGCCAGCCTGTAGGCCTTGGCCATGGCCGGGAGAGCCTCGGCCAACTGCTGCTGTTGTTCCATGGCATGGCGCTGCTGCCGGATGGCCTCGATCTGTTTCCTGTCCCTCACATATCCGCGCGGGAAACCGCTTGCATCGAGGGCCTCGAGGATCGCCCCGTCAAAATCGATCATGTCGAGAGCCTGCGGAGCGATCTGGGCCAGTTGCGCCATGAGCGAGATGCCGGCCTGAATGCTGCGCGCCTTGCTTAATCGCATCTGCGCCTGCGCCAGAGGTCCGATGTATTCCACCTCGAGCCTTCCGCCATACAGCTCGATGACCTCTGGCGGCGCTTCCGGCATACGTCCCGCCCTGTATTCAATATCGAATACCCTATCGTGGATCCGGTTGAGCGCCTCGGACTGCAGCATCCCGACGCGCGTACTGAGTACCGCAGCCTTCTCCCCCATCATTTCGACGACCTGCGTGGCCGTCAGGTCGACCTTGTTCTGCGCGGCCATGGTCAGCATCAGGAAAAAGTCCGTGGCGAAATGATCGCGGATGGACTGCTCTGTCCGTTTCATGGCCTCGAGGCCGAACGGAAGCTGGATGCCGGTGATGACCGGACGCGGGGCGCGCATACCCAGATCCCCGTCGACGAACGTCCACCCCTTCGGCCCGACATTGACCTGACCGCGCAGATCGCTTGGAGCCACCATCGGCGGCTCGACCATCTTGTGCGCTGCAACCAGATTCGAACGCGCCTGCTGGTTTGCGGTCAGGATATCCACATAAGCATCCCACGCCGGAGATCTTCCGTACCATTCACCGGAATTCTTCCGCCACCTCCACGACACGACAGGCATGGAATCGTAGCCGCTTTCGTCGATGATCTTTTTGCCGTCCACCAGCGCCCACACGGATGCTATGGGTTTCCTGTTCCCGGCCGCATCCGGGCCGTCATTGTCCTCACGCGGATATACCGCGTGGACAACTTCCATCTCCTGGTACGGATTCTTTTCAAATTTCCTGTCGAAATCATCCACGACAGAGCGGATCTTATCCTCGCCCCACTTCTGCACGAGCTGGCGCAACGTAAGATGATATTTCCTATATACCGTATCGACAGAGCCGTAGACATTCTCCGCGATGTAACATTCGCGGAAGTGCGGAACGGTGAACACGACGCGGCCGTTTGTCACGTCCTCTTCAATGAACATGTGGGCCGTGCCGACACTCGCACCATCGCGAATGAATTCCGTGACCACATCGTAGTAGTTAGACCGCGCAAGCGCGGCATACTGTGCGTCCTCGCAGGCCTGCAGCCAGCGGCCGACCGCTGGAGATTCGACGATGGAACGGTAGGCCTCCCAGCCACGCCTGCCGATCTCCGGCAGCCTGAAACGGAACCACCGCAGATTGCGGCTGCACAGGTACCCAACCATGCCGTCGACGAGAAGATTAAGCGCGGACAATGCTACACCGTCATAGACATCCTTCCCGGTCTTTTCGCCCTTCTGCGCGTGGATGGTCTGGCGCGAATGCGTTACGAAACGCAGTATTTCGTCGACCATCTCTTCGTATGGCTGACGTATCTCCTCGAGCCTCTTCAGCCTGTCGAATATCATCACGACCCCAACAACGTTTTCGCCGTCTCTGGTTCACCAACTACCCCAAGCGGCCCAGTAAGAAACGTAGACCCCAACCCGGGCCTGCGCCGCCTGAACGCCATGATCCGCGCATAGGATGACTCGATCTCTCCCGGGGCTTCCTGTGCCGACGGCAGCTTCGGAGCCGACGGAGTCGACAGCGCAGAAAAAAGAGACAGCCCCGTCGACGCCACACTGGCCCCGGCGGTTATATATGGAAGCGCAAAGGCAATAGCAGGTGCCATGACCTATACCCCGATCCCAAAATACAACGGCTCATACCGATTGGCAATAAAATTGCTTGCAATGTCTGAATCGTTAACCATGGGTTTGTACCGGATGCCTGTAAGTGTCAGCCTGTAAAGGTTTTCCATGAAATGATCGTCGGCATCGCGAGGTCTGCCGGTGTCTTTGTCCCACGTCCACCGCTGTATCTGCCACACGTGACCATACCTGTTGGCTGCAAACGATCGGAAAAAATACAGTGACGGCCTTCCATTCGGCCCCTTCAACCAGGTCTGCACGTTGCGTATTCCCGATGACTTGTCCTTGCTGGCGACGTGTAACTGTATCCGGGCCGTCCTCAGCTTTTTCTCGATGACCGTGAATGAATCATCGATGGTAATCCCCATGCGTTTCACGTATTCACTGTCGCCCTTACTCAGCGGGTCAATAAAGGCATGCTCGATGCGCCAGCAGGTATCCTTCGCGATCTTGTGACGGATGATCTCGTCGGCCGTCTCTTCGGCGCTCATGTTGCGCCAGATCTCTCCGCACTGGTACCACACGTTGTTCGGGTCGCACGCATAGAACCCTATCGCATGGGGCTCTCTGGTGTGATAATCGATCATGGCAACGACAGGCCAGTCCGTAGGAATTTTGAAATCATCGATCACGTGAACATCCGCCCGGAATTCCTTCCACACCAGCCCGATCAGGTTCAGCCAGCCGCCGCTGACACGCGTAATCTTTTCCTCCTCGCTCAGCCCGGCAATGAACGTCCTTACCGATTCACTGTCAAGCGTAGGATTGGCCGTAATCGGCACCTCCGTCACACATCCGTAGGACGGGTCAGGATTCAGAACGATACTGTCCAGAATCCACGTCTCCCCAACAGCGGTCATCGTGAACAGCCACACGCCAGACCGGGCCATTAATCCGCGCGTCCCTGCCACAAATTTCTCCCGCGAACACGGCTC